TCACCCCCTGAAGCAGTACCGGTATCCCTGCGCCGGTTCATAGGTCCGGGCGAACCAGCGCACAAAGTCTCCATACAGCCCGTTGTAAGCAGACATAGAGTTTTGATACAGCTGATATTCCCCGTTTGCCTCGTCAATTTTGGCCGCGAGATACGCGGGATAGAGGCCGTCGTGGGGCGGCTGCACCAGCAGCTCCAGGTCAAGGTCCCCGGAAAAGCTGTACTGGAAGTACCGCAGCTCCGCCCCGGCCATGAGGAAGGTGTTGAGCGCCAGCCGTCCCTCCAGATCGCTGAGCCATTTCAGCTTTGTCTCATCGGAGAACGAATTGGGCTTGACATCGTCCACCCGGCGGATGGCCTCCCGGGCCGTCATATGGATCCCCCGGACGGGCCTGCCGGCCCGGCCGGGAACCCCCTTCCCCTGACCTGCCCTCGCTTGATAGTCCCCATCGTTATCTTAGCCCTTCAACGCCTCGCCGGCGTCCACGCCGCCCACGGCGGCGAAGCGCCAGTCGTTGAAGGTGGCGTTGAAGCGGGAGCGGCCCCGCCAGACGTTGGCGTCGGTGTTGGGGTCCACCGTGGACTTGACTTCCAGCTGGATGCGGTCGTTCCACACCGCGCCGCCGTAGGTCTGGTTGTACTTGCTGTCCATAAGCACCCAGGGGGCCGCGCCGGGGGTGAGGAACTGGTTGAGGTAGGTCCAGATGATCACCGTCCAGCGCCCGTACTGGTAGTTGAAGGCGTTGTTGGCGGTGGTGGGCTCCCTGTCCGCGCCAATGGCGGCGAACACGTCCCGTTTGAGGGAGGCGATATTGGGGATGAGGATGGTATCGGGGGCCACGTCCAGGATCTCGTCGTTGTCCCCCCGGAAGTTCTGCATGGTGGTTTCCATCTTCCCCAAGGCGTCCGCGCTGAACGCGTCGGAAAAGATGTTGCCCTGCTTCTGGCCGCTGACCTTGGGCGGGTGCTCCTTATGGAACAGGGTCACGCCGTCGGCGCTCTTGATGTTGAAGTCGCGGCCTTTGAAGCGCACGGAGCCGCTGCCATTGATGGCCCCCGCGTAGAGGGCCGCGCCGAACATCTCGCGGGTGCGGTGGTAGCTGGTCATAAAGGCGGCGGGCTGCTTTTTGAGGTCCATGAGCTTGCTGTCCTCGATGATCTCCTGGGAGATGGCGAAGGAATCCTTCCAGGTGTCGTATACCAGCAGCTTCTGGAAGCCCTCCTGGATGCCGTCCGTGGGATAGGCCCCGTTCTCGCCCACCGGCTCGAAGCCGGACATGGCGGTCATGGTGGTCATAAGGTCGCTGAAGTTGCCGCTCTTGCCCATGAGGAAAACGTCCTTGATAACGCTCTGCCGCTCGAACTCCTCGCCCCGCTTCTCCAAAAACATGCGGATGGGGGCCTGGCACTTGCCGAAAACGCTGTCGTTGAGGCCGCTGCCCTCGGAAAACGTAATTTTCACAAAATATCACTCCTTTCCCCCGAACGGGCCTGCGGCCCGCCCGGAGGACCCCTTTCTTAGATTTTAATGCTCGGTCGGGCAAAGCCCTCCCTGCGCTGAGGTTTTGCCTGCGGCGCTCATTCGCGCCGTCCCGGGTCCCGGGTCCCGCCTTCGGCTCGGTCGGCGGTGGACGAGTGCCACCGGCACACGCCGTCCTGCGGCGGGTCCCTTTACACAAACCGGCCGCGGACGGTATCGCCCTTGGCGGTGCCCTCCAGGCTGGTGACCTCGAAGGGTCCGGCGGCGCTCCCGTCGGCCTCCAGCCCTCCGGCGGCGATTCCCAGGAGGCTGCCCACCTGGACGCTGCCCGCCGCGCTGAGGGTGGTTTCGAAGATGTTCCCCGCGCCCACCCGGATCACGGGCAGCAGCTCCCCGCTGGCCGCGACGGTCTGATTGGCCATACACAGGTAGGGCGGCGCGGCCGTACCGGCGGCCAGGGCCTCCACCTGGCCGGCGTTCACGCCCACCAGCTGTCCGCAGGCGTAGGTATCCGCTTTTGCGGGAAGGTACTCCCAGGGGGGCACCGCCCCGACGTCGCTTTTGACTGGCACAAAACTCATAGATACTCTCCTTTCCGCTCCGGCGTAGGCCGGACAGTGCGCCGCCTCATATTCAAGCGCCTACGTGCGCGGCCGCTGCGGGACTGTCCGGCATGCCGCCGGTTAACTGTACCTCTGGTTATACTTGTTGTAGTAGCTCTGGATCTCGGCCTGGCTGGCGCCCGGGTTCAGCTCCCGGAAGAGGTCGAGCTGGTCGCCGGGTACGCCGTCGGACCACGGCCCTTGAATGCCGCCCGAGGCGGTGAGGTGGGCCTTGCTGCGCTCCAGCTCCTGGGCCTGCCGCCTTCCGGCCAGGGCCATCTGCTGGGCCAGGCGTTCCCTGTTCGCCAGGTAGAAGGCGTCCAGGTAGGACAGCCCGCCCTTGACGTAGCCGTAGAACCGCTGCCCGCTGGGGCCGCGCACGATGTCCTCCAGGGAGCGCACCGAGGGGTCCAGCCGCTGGATTTCCCGCAGCTCGTCATCCAGGCGGGCGTAGAACCGGGCCTGGGACTGGCGGCGCGTCTCGTCCTGCCGCCTTCTGTCCAGCTCCTCCCGGAGCCGCGCCCGCTCTTCCTCCACGGCCTTGCGCACCGCCTCGTCCACCGCGGCCTTCTGCTCGGCGCGGCGGCGCTGGGCGGCGTTTTCCCTGCGTTCCTCCTCGGACTGGGGTCTGCCGCTTTTGGGTGCTTTTTTCCTCTTTTCGGGGGGCGTTTCCTCTACCCCCATGGTCTGGTAGAGCTGTTCTTCTGTTAGTTCCATAAAAACCTCCTTGGGAACTGTCCGCAAATAAAGTGCACGTTTCGGACAGTTCCCAAGGAAACCAAGTGCACTTTGGAGCTCGGGCGGAAGTGAATTCCGTTTCCCCAACGGGCCTGCGGCCCGTTGGGGGGCTCCTCTGATTCTATAGCTCCGCCCCGGCTGTCATTTTCCCGCTTTTGGCTTGCGTACGCTGCGGCCCGTGCCGGACGGCTGCCCCATGCCGCCGCGCAGGTCCTGTCCCGACCGGACCGCGCCTGTTTTAGCCTGGGCGGACTGCATAGGCGCGCGGACAATCTGGGTGCCGGCGTTTTGGATTTTACCGGCGTAAACGCTGCTCATAGCTTCACCTCCCTTCAAATGGATTTGGATTTTCCCGCTGTCCCTGCGAAATATGGTCAAGCGCGCCGCGGCGCGCGAGGACCCGAAACGGAACGGAGCCGCCGGGATTGCTCCCGACAGCTCCGATTGCTCTAGCCTGACGCCGATTCGTCAGGCGCTGTATCTGATTGTCTTTCTGACTTCCAGGACGATGTAACCGTCGCCCTTTCTGCGGATTTCCGCGTCGCCGCCCCGTTTCAAAATGGCCTCTATGGCTTGTATCAGCTTATCGGACATATCGCATCCCTCCTATCTGGCGGGCATTTTTTGGGCGGCCTGCCGCTCCCGCGCCATTTTTTCCTCTAGGAAGGACTTGGTCATCCCCGCCCCCGGATAGTGCAGCTCTTCCATTTTGGACCAAAAGAGGATGAGCGTCTCGGTCTGGGTGGGATCGCCGAAGGCGCCTGTCTGGAGGTTCTGCCGGGTTTCCTGCCACATTCCCTCCCGGTTGGCGGCCAGGGGGGCGGCGGTGTCGCAGGAGAAGAGGAACTGGTCGTTCCACCGCCACTGCCCGTCCTCGCCCTGCTCCAGGAAATCGTAGCGGTTGAACTCCTCGTACCGGGTTTCGCCCTTGGAGTCCTTGTAGCTCACCGGGCGCGGTTCGTCGGAGTAGGCCAGGGCGAGCTTGAACATCAGCTCGAAGATGGCCGCGTATGCGGCGTCCTTCATAGTGCGCTTGCTCTCCAGGCGTCCCGCCGCCTGGGCGGCGGAAAACTGCTTGGCCTTGCCGCTGGTGGCGGTGGAGTCCTTGCGGCCCAGGAAGCTGTCGGTAATGCCCAGCTCCTGCTGGGCCTCCTTGTAGACCTGTTCCAGGTAGATAAGCTCGTACTCCAAATTCCCCGTGAAATCGTATACACCGATAAGGGCCTTGTCGGCGGGGTTTCCGATGTAGATTTTCTCGCCGTCCTCGGGGTCCAGCCGGATATCGGTCCTGTCGGGGAGGGTGATGCGGGTGCCCGCCTTCATAAGCCGGTCGATGATCTTCTGTTCGATACGGTTGATGGTGTTCTGCTGGTCGCGGATCACGTCCACGTCGGAGCTTCCCAGGAGCTTTCCGAAAACGCTGACGTTTTTCTGGAGGATGACCGGGATCCTGTCGGGCCTGTAGAAGGGCAGGCGCGTCGGCGTGAGGCGGGGCAGGCCCTTTTCATCCAGCACGGGCAGGCCCTGGGGTCCTGTCTGGACGCCGGAGGTGGGGATCACGGAGCCGTCCTGCCTCTGGATAGGGGCGTGCAGCGTCTCAAAGGGCTGCGCCCTGCTGGTCCATTTGGTGCCGCCGCACTGGGGGCAGCGCTCCCCGTCCTCCAGGGGCTTGCTTGTGCCGCACCTGGCGCACACGGGCGTTCTGCGGGCCTGGTAGTCCTCCAGATCCTCCAGCTCCACGTCCCCCACCCAGGCGTACCGGTCGATGCCGCCGCGGGCGTTGCGCTCGTAGCCTATGTAGCGGGTCACGGCATCCTGGGCGGGGGCGGCGTCCCCCGTGCCGCGAAGCGCCGGCTCCGCCTCGCCCTCATCATCCACGCCCACCCCGTACCGTCTCCGGATCTCCTGTTTGGTAGAAGGCATTTTGAGGATGAACCAGTCCATATCCGAGACGCCGGTGTAGATCCCCGGCTGGGGGGCGAACTGCTTGGGGTGGACGGCGGACACGGAAATCCCGCCCAGGGTGGATCCGGCGCGTCTTGTGCTGTCCCACTCCACGAGGAACCCCACCGCGCCCTGGATGGGCACCGTGCGTTCGGCCATATCGTTGATGGTCTCGAAGGGCAGGCGGTCCAGCTCGTTGCGCAGGAAGTGCTCGATGATGCCGGCCAGATGCTCGTCCTTTTCCGGCGGGGTGTGACCTTGGGCTGGGGGATCGCGGAGGACACCTGGCTCTCCACGTTCTCGAAGATGATGTTGCGCACATGGCTTGTCCTTCTCCATGCGCCGTCCCGCTTCCAGTCTCCCGGCACCAGGGGGCGCAAGGTGCGTTCCCCGGCGTACAGCCGTTCCCGCTCGTCCATTTTTGCCGTCTCGGCGGCGAAGGCCGCGTCGGCCTGCGCCAGCCTGTCCTGCCACAGCCGCAGTTTACCCGGCCTTTTTTTCCCGCTTCCCACAGTAACCCGGCCCCTCCCTTCTTGTTGAAGCTTGTCCATATGGCACCTGTCCTTTCCTATATTTTCACAGTCTTGGTTTCCCCCATTGTTCGATGAGAAGCGCCCGCTCCTTGGCGTTTGCGTTTTGATAGTCCTCCCACATATCCTCTGACCACGCGGTTTCCTCCGGCCCTGTGGGGAGCTCCACGCGGGTGCTCTGCTGTGAGCGGGCGCGGTGGGCGATGGCCAGGGCCATGACGCAGTCGTCGTGGGCCCCCTTATCGGCCTCGGCCCGCATCGCATCGTTGCGCACGAAAGCGAGCATTTCCAGCAGCGTCTCCCGGTCGTTGACCAGCTGTATATGTCCGCGCAGCGTCTTGACCAGCCCGCCGATGATTTCTTGCCGTGTGCGCTTGTCGGTGCGGAAGCCGAAGGCGTGGCGCAGGCTGCCGTCGAACCTGTCGGGCGTCTCCCGGACATACTGCCTGGGGTAGCCCATCAGGCTGAGCAGCTTGACGGGGTAGGTGGAGAAGTTGGTTTCCACCGCCAGGAGCGCGTTATTATAGCGCTGTCCCAGGCAGAACATCTGGCGGGCATAGGTGTCCTCGTCATACTGGTGGCGCAGGGTTCCGGCCTGCTCGCCGGTGACGTTGTCCAGCACCTGGCCCACGAACCAGTCCGAGCCGTCCCCGGCGGTGTCCCCGCCGATGACATAGGGGCGGCCGTCTTCCGGCTCCCGGTATATCCGGACCGGTCCGTTCTCGTCGTCCACCCACCGGGCGTTGGAGATATGTACACCGTCCGGGTCTACATCGTACTCAAAAAGCCCGGTCTTGACCGGCTCTGGCGCGTGTTCCAGCCGCTCCGAGACGGCCCGCGCCTGAAACACGGTCCTGCCTGAGACGCCCCACTCCCCCAGGGCATAGACCATATAGTAATAGGGGTCTATATCCTTGAAGCCCTCCAGGGTTTTTTTCGCCTCCTCCGTCAGGAAGCGGTTGTCGCGATAGGTGCTCTCGTGAACCAGCGCCCTGGGGTCATGCCTGTCCCAGAAGCGTTTCTTCAGCCAGTGGGTGGCGGAGACGGGGTTAAAGCACAGGAGGATTTGGAGGTAATAGGGGAAGCGCGTCCTGAGCCGGATATCCAGCTGGTTGAAGTCCTCCTCATCCAGCTCCGCGGCCTCCTCGATCCAGATGCCGGTGATATTGTAGATGGACTTGAGCTTGTCCACATCGTCCAGCCCGGAAAATAGAATTCTGCTGCCATTGGGGAAAGAGATGTTCAGGTCCTTGATTTTCGCGCCGCACCGGGGGTAAAACTGCGCCAGCTGGCCTTTGAGCTGTTCAAAGCAGCTGTCCCTCAGGGACTTGGCCACCTTCCGGCAGACGAGGAAGCGGTGTTCCGGCTCGGAGACGCAGCGCTCCAGCACCTTGCGTCCGGCGAAGATGGACTTGCCCGACCCGCCGCCGCCCTTGAGCACCAGATAGCGGTGCTCGTCGAAGAAGAGCGGCAGGAACGCCTCGTTAGAACTCTCCTTTAGGGCCTTGTACCACCGGAGGGTGTCCAGCAGGGCCTTGTTTTTGACGGCGGCGCTCATTTTCTGTCCGCCTCCGCGTCCGCGCCGAATTTCTCGGCGATCTCCCGGAGCAGGGCTTTTCTCTGGGACAGCGGGATGGCGGGGGTCTTTCCCTCCCCCTCCTGACTCCCCGCTGCCTTGGCCCGCAGCTCGGAGGCCTTCAGCCTGACCTGTGGGCTTTCCTCCTCGTTCCGGAGCAGCTCACTCCATAAGGCGTTGATCTCATCCATATCCGCGATTTTCTTTTTCCGCGGCATCTCGGCATTCCCCCCTAACTTTTTTCTCCGTATTTCAAGTGTTCCGGGTATGGTCCGCTGTTTTTCTTGGCGGGGCCAAACCCGGCTCCCGCTCCCGCCGCCGGCCGTGCCAGTCCAGCCGCGCATCGGCGGGCTCGCTCTCCCGTTCCGGCAGTGGGAAGCGCTGTCCGGCGGCGTTATAATAGCTGTATGGGTTTGGCTGCATCCCCATCGCCCCTTTCTCCTCTCTCGTTTCTGCGAGTCTGTGGCTATTATAACGGCAGAACCGCGAGTTGTCAAGCCCTTTTCTCGATTTTGCGAAAAAAACTTGCAAACACGCGAGAAACGTGGTATACTTCCACTGTCATCAAAAAAAGGCCCGCCCCTGGGGGCGGGCGGTATGGAGGTGGAGCGCATGACGGTAGGGGAGCGGATCCGGGCGCGGCGGAAGGAGCTGGGGCTGAACGCGGAGGCCCTGGCGGAGCGTTGCGGCCTGTCGGCAGCGACGGTCTACCGCTATGAGAACGGGGATATCGGGAAGATCGGGACGGAAAAGCTTGGGGCGATCGCCCGGGCGCTGAATACGGCTCCGGCCTATCTGATGGGCTGGGAGGACGATTATCTGCCGCCCGGGGCGTATCCGGTGGACCTGTCTGGGTACCATAAGATCCCCATCCTGGGGCGGATCGCGGCGGGCCTGCCCATTTATGCCGAGGAGAACCTGGAAGGGTACACGCTGACGGACCTGAACGGCGGGTCGGAGTATTTTGCCCTTCGGGTGCGCGGGGACAGCATGAACGCCGCGCGGCTGCACGACGGGGATCTCATCATCGTGCGGCGGCAGAGCGAGGTGGAGGATGGGGAGATCGCGGTGGTCCTGGTAGGGGAGGAGGACGCGACGGTGAAGCGTTTTTACCATGCGGGCAGCACGGTGACGCTGCTGCCGCAGTCCACGAACCCGGAGCACAGGCCGCAGATCTACGATCTGAAGCAGACACCCATCCGGGTGCTGGGGAAGGTCATCAAGGCGGAGACATTCTTTTAAGTATGGAAATTGCCCCGTTCCAGCCCCCTCCGGGGGCGGGAACGGGGCAATTTCCATACTCGCAAGCGGAAACATTTTCTTGTATGCGTGCCCTTCGAATGGGGTCAAGGGGCCCGCGGCCCCTTGCGGGGTGCAGGGGCGGAGCCCCTGCCGGGTGCGGGCAGAGCCCGCTAGATATTGACTTCCATCAGCCGCTTGTCGTATTTCTTCTCGTATTCCTCCAGCCAGCGGCGGTACTCGGACTGGTTGTTCTGCTTAATGCTTCTGAGGTAATCGTGGGACTGGAGCCGGACGTCGGCCTCCTCCAGCACGGCCACGGCGATATTGGAGCAGTGGTCGGCGACGCGCTCGAAGTTGTTGATGCAGTCGTTAAAGATGAAGCCCAGTTCGAGGGTGCAGCTGCCTGTCTGGACGCGGTTGATATGGCGGACCTTCAGCTCGCCGGTGATTACGTCGATGACCTCCTCCAGCGGCTCGACGCGGCGGGCGAGGGCCTGGTCGTCCCGGGTAAGGGCGGACTGGGTGAGCGCGGCGATCTCGCGCACGGCCTCCATGCACACGCCCAGCTCCTGGGAGGCCTGGCTGGAGAAGGAGATGTGCTTGTCCGCCATTTCGCAGGCAAGCTCCGCGAGGTTGACGGCATGGTCGGAGATGCGCTCCAGATTGGTCAGGCAGTGGAGGTATTCCGCGGTTTGGCGCGTTTCGGTATCGGACAGTTCCATGGTGTTGAGCTGGACGAGGTAGGCGCCGAGACGGTCCTCGTAGCCGTCCACGCGGTTCTCCCGGCTCATGATCTTCTCATACTTTTCCCTGCTGAACACGCCGAGAAGCTCGGTGGCGCGCTCCAGGTTTTTAAAGGCCGCGCACGACATGCGCTCCAGGGTCTTGCCGCTCTGCTCGATGGCCAGGGGGGGATATTTGAGGAAGCGCTCGTCCAGGAGGTTTTCCTCGAACTCGTCGTCCTCGTCCTCGGAGGCCTTATCCTTCACGGTAGCGCGGATGAGCCGTTCCAGCGCGTCTATGAAGGGGAACTCGACGGCGGCGGCAGCGGTGTTGAACGCGGTATTGGCCACCGCGATGCCGAAGGCGGAGGCGGGCATGGACATAAAGCCGAAACCCGCGAAGTGGTGGACGAGGTAGAAGGGCAGGAGCAGCAGCGCGCCCAGCAGGTTAAAGTAGGGGTAAATGAGGGCGGCGCGCCGTCCGTTCACGTTGGCGCCGATGGCGGAGAGGAGCACGGGGACGCAGGCCCCGATGGAGATGCCTACCACCATGGGCACGGCGACGGCATAGGAGATGGCCCCCGTGGCGCACAGGGCCTGGAGTATGCCGATGGAGGCGGAGGCGGACTGGATGACGGCGGTGACGGCGATGCCGATGAGCAGCGCCAGGAAGGGGTTGGAGGCGGCGGAGATGAAATCGAGGAAGGTCTGGCTGGATTTGAGCGGTTCCATCGCGGCGCTCATGGCCTGCATGCCGCTCATGAGCACGGAGAAGGCCAGGAGGATCATGCCGACGTTTTTCTGGGTGGTTTTTTTGCAGAAGAAGTAGAGGATGATGCCCGCGAAGGCGACGAGGGCGAAAATGGTAGCGGAGGAAAAGCCGCCGCCCTCCATCCCCGCGAGGGTCAGGATCCAGCCTGTGGCGGTGGTGCCGATATTGGCGCCCATGATAATGCCCACGGCGTTGGAGAGCTTCATGATGCCGGAGTTGACGAAGCCCACGACCATGACGGTGGTGGCGGAGGAGGATTGGATGACGGCGGTGACCCCCGCGCCCAGCAGCACCCCTATGAGGCGGTTGGCGGTGAGGCGGCCCAGGATAGTCTCCAGCTTTCCGCCCGCGACGCGTTTCAAGCCCTCGCCCAGCAGGGACATGCCGAAGAGGAAGAAGGCCAGGCCGCCCAGCAGGGAGATAATGTCCGTAATGCCCATAGAGTTTCCAAACCTTTCTCAGCGCGAGTGGGCTCTGCCCACACCCGGCAGGGGCGCTGCCCCTGCACCCCGCAAGGGGCCGCGGGCCCCTTGACCCCATTCGGAGGGCCGCTCGCGGAGTATATTATGACGTTCACGATAAACGCTCCTGGAAGCCTGGGGAAAGCGTACAACCCCCAGTATCAAGTATTGTAACACAGCAGAGCAAGAAATTCTCCCTTATTTTACAAATATCTTAAATAAAATTTACCCGCGGGAGCCTTTTGCAATCGGCAAAAAGCCGAAGGCCAAAAAGATAGGAACCCATATTCCTATAGAATATGGGTTCCTATCCTCCCGGGGCGTATCCGGCCTTCTCCGGGTAGAAGAAGTTGACTTTCTTATCCGAGAGTTTCACGGTAAAGGCGGGGGCGCGCATGGCCTCCCCGTCCACCACCACGATCACGTCCCCTCCGTCCAGGGAGGAGAAGGAGATGGTCTGGCCGTGGTAGTCGGCAATGATCTCGGGGTAGTCCTTATACTTTCCGGCGGCGTACTGTCTAACCAGGCGCAGGAAGGTAAAGCGGCTGACGTAGGGTACAACGAGCATATCCAGGACGCCGTCGTCGGGCATAGCCTCCCCCACGGGCATGAAGCCGCCGCCGTAGTAGCGTCCGTTGCAGATGCACACGATAGCCGTCTGTCCGGAGAGCACGCGCCCTCCCATCTCCACCCGCATGGGGCGGCAGATCCCCTGGAAAAGCACGTTGTACAGCAGGGACAGCACATAGGAACCCACCCCGCTGACCAGGGGCAGGGCCTTAAAACGGTCCACCCCGGCGGCGACCCTGGCGTCCACCCCGGCGCACACCACGTCCAGACCCAGCCGTCCGTTGCAGTCCATAAGGTCGAACGCGGCCTGGGGGCCCTCCATGAGGGCGGGCAGGTCGGAGAACAGCTCCAGGTAACGTTTCCCAAAGATCTTGATAAAGTCGTTGCCGGTGCCCAGGGGCACGTTAGTGACGGCGGCGTTTGGGAAGCCTGCCGCGCCGCACACGACCTCGTTGAGGGTCCCGTCGCCGCCGCAGGCATACAGCCGCACGGGCTGTCCGGCCTGAGCGGCGTCCCGGGCCAAACGCTGGGCGCCCCACTCGGGCGGCTGGGTGTACTGCACCTCCACGTCCCCCTGGAGCCGGTCGATTCCGGCCATGAGGCGGTCGAAAGCCCTCCTGCGTTTCCTGTCCCGGCAGGCAAGGCCGTTGATGATAAACAGATGCTTCACGCTATCCTCTCCCCCCTCGCGGGAAGCGGTTTTGGACTTGTGCTCCATGAGATCACACACCCGTTGCCGAGCGCAGGGCCTTATGCCGGCAGGGGCGCGGTAACGATGTCAAAATGCTTTTTGATACACTTCTTTTAGGAACTGTATGAAAATAACTTAGTTGTTTTCATACAGTGGCCCAGGGACCCGGCGACAGCCGGGGCGGCTCTTTTGTGCCGTAAATTGGCAGCAAAGCTGCCAGTTCCCTAAGGAAACGCATTACGGACCGGCGGCCCGCACGTCGCGGGCGAGGTAGCTTTTCCGGTGCACCAGGGTCTTGTAGGCGGGACGGATAATCTTATTGGCGCTGACCAGCTCTTCGATGCGGTGGGCGCTCCACCCGGCGATGCGGGCCACGGCGAACAGCGGTGTGAACAGCTCCACAGGGATGCCCAGCATATCGTACACAAAGCCGCTGTAGAAGTCCACGTTGGGGCTGACGCCTTTGTAAATTTTCCGCTCGTTGGCGATGACCCTCGGGGCGCAGCGCTCCACGCACTCATAGAGGGCCAGGTCCCTGCCCCTGCCCTTGGCCTGGGCGAGCTTTTCCACAAAGCCCTTGAAAATGACCTCCCTGGGGTCGGACAGGGAGTATACGGCGTGTCCCATTCCGTAGATCAGGCCCTTGCGGTCGAAGGCGTCCTTGTTCAGGAGCCGGTGGAGGTAGGCCGACACCTCCTCATCGTCGTCCCAGTCCTTGACATGGCTTTTAATATCCGCCATCATTTTCATGACCATGATATTGGCCCCGCCGTGGCGGACGCCTTTCAGGGAGCAGAGGGCGGCGGCCATGGCGGAATAGGTGTCCGAGCCGGAGGAGGTGACCACGCGGGTGGTAAAGGTGGAGTTGTTGCCGCCGCCGTGCTCGGCGTGGAGCAGCAGGGCCACGTCCAGTACGCGGGCCTCCAGCTCGGTGAACTTCATGTCGGGGCGCAGCATGCGCAGGAAGTTTTCGGCGGTGGAGATTTTCGCGTCCGGGCGGTGGATGTACATGCTCGCGTTTTTGTCGTAGTGGTTATGGGCGTGGTAGCCGTAGACGGCCAGCATGGGCAGGATGCTGATAAGCTGAATGCACTGGCGCAGGGCGTTTTCCAAGCTGAGGTCCCCGGCCCGTTTGTCGTAAGAGGCCAGGGTCAGCACGCTTCGGGTCATGGAATTCATCACGTCGGCGCTGGGGGCCTTCATAATGACATCCCGGGTGAAGTTGGTGGGCATGGCCCTGCATTTGGAGATGGCGGTGCAGAACTCGGCCAGCTCCGCGTGGGCAGGCAGGTCCCCGAAAATCAGAAGGTACGCGGTTTCCTCGAAGGCGAAGCGCTGTCCGGCGCTGCCCCGGATGAGATCCTTCACGTCGTAGCCCCGGTAGAGCAGCTCGCCATCGGCGGGCGTCTTTTTGCCGTCAACCATGTCAAAGGCCCTCACGGAGGAGATGTTGGTAAGCCCCGCCACCACGCCCTCCCCGCTCTCGTCCCGCAGGCCGGCCTTGACGCCCATCTCATGGTAGAGGGGGCGTGCCACGGTGTCCGCCTGCTGGCACATGGCGGCCTTTTTCGCCACATATGCGTTCATCATATCGCTGTAACCCATCAAAGTCTCCTTTCTCGCTTAAGACAGATAAATACGAATAACAGTATAACATCCCGCCGTGGGCGTGTCAACGCCGAAAAGGCCCGTCCCGGGAAGCGGGGCGGGCCTTACGGCGTGCGGAATTATAATATTACGCGTAAAACGCGTGCTCACCGATGGTGGCGACATAGCTGCGGTTTCTGGAGGCGTAGCAGTCCATCCCGGCGCGGTTAAAGAACAGCACATTGTTAAGGGACTTGGCGCCGTCCAGCACCAGCTTGGCGGCCAGGACGCTCTCCTCGTTGGGCTCGCGGTAGATGGAGCCGCTGGCGGCGGGGGAGAACTGGTTTTTCTGGAAGATGACGTCGTGGACGGTGTTGGGGAAGCTGCCGTCGCGGACGCGGTTCATGACCACGTTGCCCACGGCGATCTTGCCCTCCAGGCTCTGGTTGCCGCTCTCGCAGTAGATGATGCGGGACAGCCAGTAAAGGGAATCGGCATCATAGTAGGCCTCCGCGTCGGCCAGATACCCCGGCGTGAGGGGGCTTGAGAGGAAGACCTGGCCGCTCGCGGCGTCGTAGTTGACGTTCATGGCCAGGATCTGGGCCAGGGTGCGCACGGGGATGGCGGTCATGCCGGACACGGTGCGCACGCCGTCCTCCACATAGAGGCACCGGCCGTTCGCGGTGACATAGTGTTCCCCCTTCACCGCTGTCATGGTAAGCGTATCCAGGACCTCAGCCACGGCCTGGCCCTCGGGGAACTCCTCGGTGGGCGGGGTTTCGGTCACGACCACGGCCTGACCGGTCACCATGGCCCGCTCCGCGTCCTCTTCGGTCACGCAGGCGGGGTCGAGGGCGGGAAGGATAGAGGCGAGGGCCACGTAATAGGTGCCGCCGAAGCTTTCGGCGGCCACACCCTCCAGGGGCACGCCGTCCAGGTAAAAGACAGCTGTGGGTTCATTTGACAGGCCGTTCAGTTCGGGGAGGGCCGCGTCCGCGGCGTAGCCGTCGGCGAGGGCGGCGGGAGCCAAGGGAAGCAGCAGCGCAATGGCCAGCAGCAGGCCGGCAATACGTTTGTTCATAGATGAAACTCTCCTTGTTGCAATTTGTTATCAAATTGTAACCACATTGTAACCGATTTTACACCGTTTTGCAAGAATTATTATTCGTCATATTTGCCGAACTCTTTTGGGCTTGCGGGTTCGTGTATTATCTATTTTGTACAATTTCGATGGTTTTTTACAGCAACCGCCACGTCCTCCCACCGGCGCGCACGCGGCAGGGGACTGTCCCCGGGCAGACGTGGACAGTCCTCTGCCGTAACAAATTCCAGGCCTGAAGGGGATGGCGGAAACAGGCAGGGCGGCGCTGTGCGCCGCCCTGCCTGTTTCATCCGCGAAAAAATCAACAAATCATCCATCGCCCTATTTACTTTTTATGACGCCCGCTGGTATACTCGTCATAACCCGCTTGGAATTCATTTTCCCGCCCCCGCAGGGCGCGGAGGCGGGACATGATGTCTGCGGGCCTATCTTCTGGATATCGCGAAAGGGGAATCCTCTATGGCAAAGAGCACGGATACAAGCTATCGGAATCAGGTCATGTACTCCATCTTCGTCAGGAACTACAGCCCGGAGGGAACATTTGAAGGCGTGCGGCGTGACCTGGAGCGCGTCAAGGCCCTGGGGGCGGATATCATCTGGCTTCTGCCCATCCATCCCATTGGGAAAGAGCGCAGGAAGGGCGCCCTTGGCAGTCCCTATGCCATTCGGGACTACCGCGCCGTGAACCCGGAGTACGGTACGCTGGAGGATTTCCGGCGTCTGGTGGATGACATTCACCGGCTGGGCATGAAGTGCGTCATCGACGTGGTATATAATCACACATCCCCCGACTCCTGGCTTGCGGAGCATCATCCGGAGTGGTTTTACCGCAAGGCAGACGGCAGCTTTGGCAACCAGATGGGGGACTGGCAGGACGTGATCGACCTGGATTACGGTCAGGCCGGCCTGTGGGACTATCAGATCGAGACACTGAAGCAGTGGGCGGCGATTGTGGACGGATTCCGGTGCGACGTGGCTTCGCTGGTGCCGCTGGATTTTTGGCTTCGCGCGCGCGGCGAGGTGGAGCGGGTCCGTCCGGGCTGCATTTGGCTGAGCGAATCGGTCGAGCCGCCGTTTATCACGGCCTGCCGGGAAAACGGGAAGACGGGGCTGTCCGATTCAGAAATCTTTCAGGCGTTTGACATCAGCTATGAGTACGACATCTTCCAGGATTTCAAGGATTACCTGAAGGGAACGGTCCCCCTAAGCCGGTACGCTGAGGCGGTTAACCGGCAGGAGTACATATATCCCGCCAACTATGTCAAGCTGCGCTGCCTGGAGAATCACGATAATCCGCGGGCCGCCCTCATCATTCCAGATGAAGCTGCGCTGATGAATTGGACTGCGTTCCTCTATTTCCAGAAGGGGATGACGCTGCTCTATGCCGGTCAGGAGGCATGTGTGCGGCACCGCCCCAGCCTGTTTGACAAGGACACGGTTAACTGGGATACCGGAAAGGACCTGTCCGGTTTCCTGGCCCGGCTGGGCAGGCTCAAGAAGCACCCGCTGCTGGCCGGCAGCCGCTATGAGGTGCGCGCGCTGCCTCGGGATGTCCTGCTGGCCAGCCACCGCTCCGGCGGGCGCGGACTGCTGGGCGTATTCAGCCTGCGCGGCGAGAGCAGCCTGGTTGCGGTGGACGTACCGGACGGGCTGTACACGAACCTGATTGACGGCAGCTCTATAGAGGTCCAGGGCGGGGCGCTTGCCTGCGATGGGCGTCCTGCCGTCTTTGAGACGGGCCAGCCCGCGTAG